GTCACAAAGGGCGGCAAGCGCCGTCATGGTCTTTGGCTTTCTTCTGTTCAGCTTTGTAAGGAACCGTTCGTCAACCTGTCGGCAGTACCGGCTTATCCTGCTTCTGTCAAGGCTTAAGGCGGAGGTCAAAAGGCTTTCGTGGCTTGCCATAATGTTTGCGAGGGTTCTGAGTGTCTGTGCCGTATGTCCGTCCGCTCCGATATGGCAATGTACTCCGCAACCGTGCTGTGGGTTGGAAACCGCACCTGCGTGTCTTAACTGCCTTGCGATTTCTTGTAAGTCCTCAAGGTCATCGTAGCGGAGGATCGGAGTTCCAAGCTCTGCCTTTTCCGTATCCGTCCGTGCCTGTATGCTGACATCCCGTGTTATCTTCCAAGTCCTGCCTTTGTTGTCCTTGCAGCTCCAAGTGTCGTAACCGCCGCCGTCGTGGTTTACCGTGCTTTCCGTGCCGTAGTATTTTGCGACAACCCGGCAGGCTTTTTCTCTTGTAATGTTCGCCATCTCTATTTCAATTCCGATGGTCTGCTTTTTCATTTCCTCAATAAAGTTTCTGGTCTTTTCGTTCATTGTTTTTACCCCTTTTCAAAGTGTTTTTCTTTGCTTTTTGTAGTCACATATTACCTCTAAAAAGGGTATATATCAATACGATTACTACACAATGTTTACACTTAATAATTGTGTATATTACAGCTATTTATCGGGATATCCAATGCCCTTGAAATTGTAGTTCCCACGCTGTATTTCGGCGAGTTCCGCTTCGGCCGCCTGTTTGAATTCGGGGAGTTCCCGTTCCTTTCTGTGGCAGTCCATACAAATGCAGTCGGTATTGAACATAGACATTATCCTGCCACCCTCAAGAGAACCACCGCAGCGGTCGCATCTGGTAGTCGTGAAAAATCTGTCAGCCATTATCCTGCACCTCTTTCTTTTTACCGCTTTTGAATGCGGAGCTTCCTTTAAGGTTTCGGAGAAGGATTTTTCTTGTTTCCTTATACTCCGAGCCTATGAAGCCCAAGCGGAGGAGGAAACAGCGGAATGCATATTTTTGATTGTCTGCTTTTGAAACAGTGGAGTTTATTCTCGTTTGTTTCTTTGTGAATTTACAAAGTGCTGATATGAATTCGGTATATGCCTTTGCATCTTCGGAATTGATATTTCCGAACCAGGGGAACGATACCTTGTCATCCAAAGCCGTGATTGCAATGTCCTCTATTCCAAGCGCTGCCTTTATCAGCTCACCTTTGGATTCGAGCAGGTTTATAAGGTTTTCAACATCGACCTTATCACGAGGAATTTCAATCGTCAGTCCCGTTTCTTCCGTCTGCGGTTCCGCATCATCGTTTTCGGCTGTGAATCCGTTGTCATAGAGCATTTCAAAGAGTCTTTCGATTACCTCGCTGTCGGCTCTGTCGTCAAAAATGAGCGTTCCGTTTTTGTCGATGGTGAAGTAGTCCACTTCGTAGGCAAATGACGGTGCGCCTTTGTACTTTGCATCGCAGCCCGTAAATCGTGAAATGAGACTTACGAGTTCTTTGCGTTTTGCGCCTGTGACATTAAAATTGAATTTCGCATAATTTACTGTCATTTTCAAATGACCTCCTTTGAAATTTTGTAGTCACATATTACCGTCAAATGCCTGATATATCAAGCATTTTGGCTGTAAAATTACAACCAAAAATCTATTGGTTTTGTTGTGAACTCCACACAATTCCCGCAAGTACGAACCATACATTGCTTAAGCACACGCCGTTGCCCCACATTTTATACTCTGCACTATCGGAATACGGTTCTTTTAACCATTTTATTACTTGCTTACCCGTTTTCGCTTTCTTATCGGGAGCGGTCGCAAGACGGTATTCCTCAAAAACTTTATGCCAGAATAAAATATCGTCATTGTTCGGCTTTTCCGTTTCAAGGTCGGCACACCACCAATCGGGGAAACCTTGAAGTCTTGCACATTCGGTCGGGGTAAGTCTGCGGACGGTATATTCGACCGTCTCGTTTGCATTGATGCAAGGCGGATCTTTGTAGTCGGTCGCCACAAGCGTGTTTGCAAGTTCCTTTTCGGCAATCGTATGCTGTGAGTTTTTGCTTGTAGAATATGTAGGCTCAATAAGACCGTTCTGATAACCGGGGTTCGTACCGTTTACAAGCGTGTTTGATTTATTCTTAATAACGCATTGACTTCCCGCTTTCATCTGCGGATAGAAAGAATATGGTTCCGCAACAGCGCCCGGACCTTTCGCTAACATTGTAGGTTCAAGCTCCTCTTCAACGGCAAAATTGTATAAAGCGTTTTGCCCTTGATTAAATGCCGCGCGGTCAATACCGTATGCAACGGCATGTTTGTCGGTTGCATTAAGCGTAAAAGAGACATCCTCATTTACACCGCTGCCGTTGGGCCCGTTCTTATCGTCCCGACCTATAACCGAGCCTTGCACACATACCGCAGGTTCACCGCCGTGTGTCCCGGCGAGAGTGGGAGACAGATCTTCTGAGATGTTACAGGACGATTTACCGCCACCCTGATCTACGCACACAACAGCGATACCGCCTTGGTTTTTGGAAGGCGACTGATTGCTTGTGTCTATAGTGCGCGAGGTGCCCGCTTCATATACACCGCTTTTGGGATTGTCCGATTTCATCGCATTGGAGTTTTGTGAGCATATCCCGTATGCTTTCGGTTCAAAAAGCGTCTGGTCGTTATTGCAACCGAGTGTGGCTGATTTGTCCTCTTGCACCAATGCACCCTTGCCACCGCCTTCACATCCGCTACGGATTTTAAGCAGGAGCGGAACATTACCACCGCCCATACCCATACGGGCATCAAGCGTCTGTACAATTCCGTCTTCGGATATTTTTGCACGGCTGTCCTGCGGACGGTTCTCAACCGCAAGCGTGGCGGGAACAGTACCGGCGCGGAGAGTCGGGGATTTTTCCTTTTCATATCCTATCGACCGAGCCTTTGCGGAGTGTTCGGTACAAAAGCCTGCCGAATCCATAACGCAAGGCGGATGGTGCGCTTCCGCACGGAGCGTACTTGTTTTCTCATCAAGGACATCAATTCTCTCTCCGCCCTGATCCATAAGGCAGATACCGTTTCTGCCTGTGGACATTCCGCAGTTTACACCAAGCGTTGCCGATACATCATCGGTTATATTTCCGTTATATCCGTCTATGCCGATGCCTGTCGGATGAGAGCCTTCTTCAAAACATCGGGCAGTTCTTTTCCACGCGCCGAAGCTCTCCGCAGAATACCCTGACAAGCCTTCGGAGTCAAATAGTATTTTTCCGGCACTCCCACCTGCAAAATCTGCGACAAGGTAGATGCGTTTTCTTCTCTGGGGAACTCCCCAATATTGCGCGTCAAGCACTCGCCATGCGATGGAGTAATCGTCTCCCACGATCTCTCCTGCGGAGAGCCACTTTTTGCATTCAGGGACAGAAAACTCATCGTCTTTGACTTTGCCGACCGCTTCGAGGACGCATTTGAAGTCTTCGCCTTTGTTTGAGGAGAAGGCTCCGGGGACATTTTCCCACACGATATATCTTGGGCATTCGCCATTTGTTGCACACCTCATTTCTTTTACGATTCTTATGGCTTCATAAAACAGATTTGAACGGCTGCCCGATAAACCTTCGCGCCTGCCCGCAATGCTCATATCCTGGCACGGTGAGCCGAAGGTGATTATATCAACGGGTTCAATTTTTGCTCCGTCCATTTTTGTTATGTTGCCGTAATGCTTTAAAAACGGCATTCTTTTCGTTGTTACCCGTATGGGGAACGGCTCGATTTCCGAAGCCCACACAGGCTTTATTCCCACAAGCAGTCCGCCGAGCGGAAAACCGCCGGAGCCGTCAAAAAGACTGCCGAGGGTTAATTGTCTATCATTCATTTGCATCATCCTCGTGTATATCTTTGAAAGATATCTCTTGATTATCTCTGATTACCTTAACATCATCATCCGAGCCGACAAACTCTATATACCGCTTGACTATGACATCACAGAACTTTTCGTCAAGCTCTATGGTTCGACAAATCCTGTCGGTCTGCTGACAAGCGATAAGGGTAGAACCGCTGCCACCAAACGGATCGAGAACGATACAGTTTGACATACTTGAATTCTGTATCGGATACGCAAGAAGCGGGATAGGCTTCATAGTCGGGTGATCAGAGTTCTTTTTAGGTTTGTCATATTCCCATATCGTAGTTTCTTTCCGGCCCGTGTACCATTGATGCTTTCCGCCTTTCTTCCAACCGAAGAGGATAGGCTCGTGCTGCCACTGATACGGGGAACGGCCGAGAACAAGCGACTGTTTTTTCCAAATGCAAGTTCCGGACAAATAAAAACCGGCATCCTTAAAGGCTCTTCTGAAATTTAAGCCTTCGGTGTCGGCATGGAAAACATATATGGAAGCGTCATTTGCCATAACCGCTTCAGTGTTTTTGAAGGCATCAAGCAGGAAGTTATAGAACTTCTCATCAGCCATGTTGTCATTTTTGATTTTGCCTGCCGTACCTTCGTAGTTGACATTATACGGAGGGTCCGTAATAACGAGATTTGCCTTTTCGTCCTGCATTAAAGCATCAAATGTTTCTTTTTTCGTGCTGTCACCGCAGACCACACGGTGTCTGCCTAAAATCCACACATCACCTTTGTGTGTAAATGTCGGCTTTTCAAGTTCTGCATCTACATCAAAGTCATCTTCTTTGGTTTCCACATCGGTATTAAAGAGCGATGCAAGTTCCTTATCGTCAAAGCCGGTAAGCGCCAAGTCGAAATCGAGACCTTGCAGTTCTTCCAATTCGATTCTCAAAAGTTCATCGTCCCAGCCTGCGTCAAGTGCCATTCGGTTGTCGGCTAAGATATATGCTTTCTTCTGCGCCTCCGTCAGATAGTCGGCAAAAACACACGGCACTTCCTTTATACCTTCTTCTTTTGCGGCGGTAATTCTGCCGTGTCCGGCTATGACATTGAAGTCCTTGTCAATGATAACAGGGTTCACAAAACCAAATTCACGCAAAGAGGAGCGGAGTTTTGTAATCTGCTCCGGGGAATGTGTGCGCGCGTTGTTTATATACGGCACAAGTTTTTCTATCGGGACAAGCTGCATCTCTGTAGTAGTGTTCATCGCAACAGCCCCCATTCCGCAAACTTCTCAAAACCGCCAACCGAGCGGATATATTCTCTTGCGATCTCCACAATCTCCGAATACGGCTTTCCGTCAACAGTCTCGTCACCGATAGCGCAGCACAGCTCCACAGGCTTGTGTGTTTCCTGCGCCTTTAAGAACGCATAGATGTTGACAGAGACATCCGCTTTTGAGAGGTCTTTGCCGTGCAAGCCTCCGCCCGTCACGCTGTCTGCCATATCCGAACCGAGCTTTCTGTTTGTTGCGCCCGTATCTACATCCGTACCGCCCGTCCAATCGCCTATAGGATTTATCTCGGCAGAGGGGTAGAGTTTTTTAAGTTCGGATGTATCCGCATTGCTTTGGCAGATGATGAGCCGAGCTTGGTCTAAAATGTACTTGCCGTCATAGGGGTATGTGTTATACACATCTTTTGCGATTTCGCAGAGCGCCTTTTGCTCATCGGTTACGGGCATACCTTTAAAGATGCCGTTGTCACCGCAGCGGAAACCGTCCGCCTGATTGTCGGCAAGATGTGCGTCCTGCTTAACGCATCTGAAATTCACCATCATGTTATTTCCCGCGATCCTGTGTACTGCTTTGCAGACATCGACAGCGTCAATTTGGGCGGAGGATTCCGCTATAACATGACAAACACCGTGACCTATCAAGACTTCCACGGCGATTTTGGGGTTATCCTCTTTTTCGTATGCGAGGTCGACAACTGCGCCCGCAATCCTATCCGCGAGCTTATCCGGGTGTTTTGGGTTCACCTTTTCAAACATAGTTTTATCCTTTCCTTGCTTTTAACAGCCGTTCCATGAGGTCATCCTGCGGAGAGGAGTCCCCATAGTCCGTACTGCAATTTTCTTTTACGATTTGGAATATTTCATTCCACAGGCGCACCGCCTGATTCATATAGTTGATGCCGATATTGATAAAGGGAGAGGGTATCGGCTTTTGCGTAGTCGGGTGCTTTGACAGGAAACCCATACGGTTCGTCATTTCCTCGCACTGTATCCATCTTGCGCTGCACATCGCATACCGCTCCAAGAGCTGCGGCGATACCTTTGCGGCGCAGCCTACCTTTTTCAGCCACTCCCATGTTTCAGAGTATATTTCTTCCGCTTGGAGCATACTTCCGTCACGTTGTTCGGCGGAGAGAAAGTCGTGCGGTTTCGGCATTTCAACACCCTCAACTTCGGGTATATCCAAAACCGTCAAAGTTCTGCCACCCGGATTACCGTTTTCGGCTTTTTCTTTTACAGCGGATTTCTTTCGCCCGGCACCCGGTCTTGCGCCACCGCGTCCGCCTGTGTTATTTGACTTTGTCGGCATTTTTTCACCGTCCTTTTTATCGGGGTTTTAATTACCCTTTTGATTTCGCTTTTTTTACACACGAAGGGTCGGGCCCGTTCCGTGGTGGTTAGCTCACAGAGATTGAGACCGCCCCTACCGTCTGTGTTTCGGAGTCCATCTGCCACCTTCTCGCGCAGTGATTTCGGAGTGGCACACCTTGCAAAGGGACATGAGGTTGTACTCTGCGTTCGTTCCACCCTGTGACAGCGGTTTGATGTGGTGTACCTCTTCGGCAGGGGTGAGCTTGCCGTTTCGTTTGCACACCTCACACAAAGGATGTGCCGAGATGTATCTGTCACGAATGACCTGCCACGCTCGTCTGTATCTTTTCTTCACTTCGGGTGAGCGGTCGTATCTCTCATACCTTTTTGCTTCTGCTTTGGCGTGTTCATCACAGAACCGTCCGTGGGTAAGCCTTGGACAGCCGGGGAACGAACACGGTCGTTTCGGTTTGTACGGCATAGTCTTCACCTCGCTTTCGGGCATAAGAAAAGCCCTCGCAGAATTTTTCTACGAAGGCTCTCTGTATTATCTTTGTCCATTATAATAATACCATAAGATGCAGGTATCATTCTATGTCTTTAGGTATCCGATTTAAGAAACTCCTCACAAAAGTTAAGAGCCTGGTTGTGGAGCTTATATAAATGGTGGATGGTGTGATACATATCCACCGCAATCTGCTCCCAGGATTGGAAACACAGATATCGTTTTTCAAGCAATGTCTGTAGTTCCTGATTCGGCACAGCCTTTATAAGTGTTGAAATACGCTGTTTAAGGTTTACCAAATCCTGCACATCTCTGCTGAGTTCTTCCTGAAGGTCTACAATCTTGCAAACCGCATCTGCCATAAGAGAGGTGCTTGGCGAGGGGTTGTGTGGCATCCCGGTTAAAGTCGAGGTGCATTTTGTTGCAAGGTCGTTTAAAGATTCGATTTGCTCAACTTTGCTGTTGATACGCATATCAAGGTAGCGCGCTTGTGAAAGGAATTCTTTCGCTGTCATTTTCAATACCTCCGAAAAAGAAATTTTCTATCGAGGCGTTGAAGCATTGTTTCGTTATAAGCAGTGAATAAATTGCTGTTATTGTGTGCTTTGTCTCTTTCGATGAGTTTTTTGATTTTTTGCATTCCTCGCTCTTTGACATATCGCATCATTGCAGTACAGTTGTCTTGTTCCCGTCTTTTCAAAGAAACCTCCGCAATGTTTGCAGATGCCGTATCCGAGAACACAGCCTTCCACTATGTTGCGAACCTCATCCACGGAGCGGACGACCATAGATGTTCCGCCCGCAGAGAGTATTTTCTTTATAGTTGCATCTTGCAGAGCTGTGGTCTTGCCGGTATCGGTTTTTACCTCAAAAGCATAAAATCCGCCGTCAATGCAAGCGATAATATCGGGAATTCCGGCTGTGCCGTACATACCGCCGTGTTCTTTCCAAGCGAAGCAATGCGGTACGGTTTTTAAGTATTTCAAAATGGATTTTACAATATCGTTCTCTTTCATCTGTCAAATGAACTCCTTTATTTTCAAGGGATTTGACACTTCTGACAGCAAAAAATGCATTTTCACGGAAATTTATTTTATTTTTTTACACTATATTGGATAGTGAATATTTTCAAAATAAATATATATAAAAATAGGATTTTTGCTGTCAAAGTGTCAGAAGTGTCAAATTGGCGTAGTTATTTCAAGCAAGCATCTCACCTAAACGGACACCCGTCAAAATGCGACGCTTTCCGAGGGTATCGACACCGCGACTGACATTGGGTAACGCTGTGGTGAGTTGTTGCACAAACATTCTTTGTGAATACGGTTTAAGACCGCATTCATCGCAGTAATCCTTGTAGGCATTGAACAGTTCGGTAGAGCCGACAACAAAAGCTTCGCCCGTCTCGCAACAATCTCGTATGAACAGAAGAACGGAATCGCTTTCTTCACGATACTGCTGGAGTTCCGCTCTGTTAACATCCGTTTCGGAAAACTTGAACCGATTCTTCATCAAGCGTTTAAGCCCTTCAAGAGCGAAGAGGAAGATACCATCGGCTTCAAGACGAAACTTATCGATGAGTTCGGGGTCTCGTTTATCGGCGGGAACCATATTATTAAAACGCATAATGATAAGTCTGCGGTAGAAACCTTCGGAACGGTCCCCGTAGTTTTTCGGAATGCTGTTACAGGAAAAGAGCAGTCTCGCACAGGACTGAAACGAGAAAGGATTCTTGTTTTTCTTTTCCACGGTCAGATAGTCCTCGCCGACCAGCGCTTTGAAGATTCCGTTGTCGTCAATGTATTTTGTGGGCAGATCGGCGAAGATGTTCGCCAGCTTACCGAAGAGTTCCGCTGTCTTGAAACGCTCATTAAGCGCCTGCCATGATACGTTTGACACATTCTGTTTGCCGAGAAGTATGTCGTTAAGGACGCGGAGAAGTACAGATTTTCCCGCTCCGCCGACACCGACGATAACAAAGCATTTCTGCGCCGAGTTTACGGGGATAAGGAAGTAACCGAGCATCTCCTGAATAAGAGCAACCTGTTCCATATCTCCGCACATTGACTCTTCAAGGAATTTTAAGAACCTGGGACACTTTGCTTTCTCGTCATATGTAACGTTAAGTTGCACTGTAGAGTAATAGTCCGGGTTATGCTCCGTCAGTGTATCTTCGAGGACATTGTAAAGCCCGTTCTTGACATTGATGATATACGGATTCGGGTTAAGCTCACGGATGTCTTTTTGAACACGGAGCTTCCACTGATGCGTTGCGTCCAAGATTTGATTCATCTTCATTTCACGGGAAATCATCTGTTCCTGAACGAGACGCTGCGCTTCCATATCGGTGATTTCCTTGAAAACGCCGCCCTGATAAAAATAGAACTGCTCGGCTGCGTAAAAGACCTTCTGTGTTCCCGCCATATGCTCGGCAAGTACGCCGGGAAGGAATTTCAGTCCCTGCGAACCTACGGTATACCAGGAAGGAAGCTCCATCACAGTTTGATTAGATTTAGATTTTGCGTTTGCCTGATACTCGCGACTTACTTCCTTGTAAATCTGCGACAACGGACGGAGGAATGTGTTCTTTAGTTTGAAGCGTTCCTTCAGTTCAAAGTTGATAACAGCCTCCGCCGTTACGATGTCCTGATTGTAAAGGTATGTGACAATGAAGTTCTTTGCCGTTTGCATATCACGCATTGCATCCCCGGTAACTTCGAGGGAATGAAGGATTTCACGGAGTCCGTCAACATTCATCGGCTGAAAGCACATAGCCGCGGGAGCCTTGCAAGTACATTCGTCGCTTTCGGCTTTGGGACACTTAAAACCTTTCTCCGCAATTGTCTTGCAGGTCATAGGCTTTGTTCCGCTGTCAAGGAAGTGGTTGATTTTCTTTTGGGTGCCTGTTTTCGTGTAACCGGGATACGGCGCAGAGAGTTCGTGAATTAACTTAACACCGCCTTCAAAGGGCGCAAGGTTCGTAATCATAGCGTACCAGTCATGCTCGGAAAGCGTCTCCGCATCGTCACGGCAATGCTTGATAAAGTCACAACCGTGAAGCAAAAGCTCTATGCCTTTTTCGTTTCCCGTTTTGGTTTCCACAACCTGCTCTTCACTTTCGGGAAGCACCTCGACAAGCTGTTCCTGCGTATACTTGCGTTCGGGGTGAAAAGAGATACACTCCACCATGACAGGTTCTTTCTTGCAGTGATAGAAACCGGGAAGTCTCATTACACGGCTTTCGTTTACACACATCGGATCTCCGTGAAAATGAGCCACGAGCTGTTTCTGAATGGGACGAAAGCTCTCAACCTTTGCGTTTTTCATAAACCAATAGACGTGCAGAGATTTGCGCGTTTTTATAACCATAGACGGAGGCAAAGGAAACTCGTCAACCGCTTTCTGCTGTTCTTCAAAGGAAAGGTCGTCCATTTCAACGAACTGCGCATTTATTCTTGTAATACTGCCGTCATCCTGACCGCCGTAGTTTACGACAAAGAAAATACCGCGATTCTTCTCATTATGAGATTTCAGCGTTGTCTCAACGGATGCGTATTTCCCGGCTTCCATTTCAAGCTTTGCCCCGGAGAATACTCCGCTTTTTTTATCGTCAAAAACACGGAAACACACCATGTCCTGTGGATTGAACAGAGCAAGTAAAACATCCTGTGCGGAAACAGTCATAATATCGCCTCCTCGGTAAAGTATTTAATGGGTTTTCTCAAACGCTTCGCCTCGTTGATTTCCTGCTCCATGCCGGAGGACAGTGTTTCACCGAAGCACCAAACCTCATCACATAAGGCAAGAAGCGCCAAACCGTACATCGTGCCGATTTCTCGCTCATCGGGGTTGTCATCATCCACAATCTGCGGATACAGAAGATGCGCCGCAATGGGCATCTTCTTGTTGTCAATAGCAAAACGGCAATAACGGATTGCGTTTTTTACATTGTTTTCAATATCTCCCGCATAACGGGACACAATATACACCTTAGAGCGTTCCTTGAGTTCCGTCTGTCTGCGCCAAATTTCACGGCGCTCTTTTCGGTATTCTTTCATTACTCGTCCCAATGCAACACCTGCGGTGGGATCGGCATAACCTTCGCTGTTTTTATACATCACAACTCCTCCAGCTCTTCCATTGAGCCGAAGGTCTCACCGGCGGAGGCTTCTGCTACAAGTGGTAAATCAAATTCGGGAAAAGGCTGTTCTTCCATACAACCTTTAATAAATTGCACAGCTTCCGAGAGCTTGTCTTTTGGGATGATAAAAGTCAGCTCATCGTGAATCTGCAATATTGGTTTAAGCCAGGGTCTTTGGGGAAGGCCGAGTAAGACGCGGACAACGGCAAGTTTGAGAATATCTGCGGCCGTTCCTTGAATAGGGGTATTCAAAGCGCAGCGTTCCGCAAATGATTTAACGCCCCAATTTTCGCTACGGACGCCGGGAAGGTATCTGCGTCTTCCGCACCATGTTTCGGAGTACATCTTGCGGATGGCATCCGCTTTGGTTTCTTCCTGCCAAGAAGTAAGACCTCTGTAGCCGTTTTTTAAATTATTGATAATGTCGGCGCATTCAGCTTCAGTCTTTTCGACTCCCGCTTTGAATTTTAAAGTCCGCTGAAGTCCTCTCGGAAAGAGTCCGTAGAAAGTGCCGAAGTTGACGTTTTTTGCGATTGTGCGGTGTTCCTTGTAATCTGCCGAATGTTTGTCCTGCGCCTCGTCATATGAAACACCGAAAATTACGGATGTTGTTGCCGCGTGAATGTCACCGCCACGCTTGTAGGTATCCATCATTACCTCGTCTCTGCAATAAAACGCGCCGACACGAAGCTCGATCTGCGAAAAATCAAGCGAAAGAATGAGTTCGTTGTCTTTTGCTTTTATGAAACTGCGAACGCCGACGGGGTCGTTTGACTTTCTCGGCATATTCTGCGCGTTGGGATTTCTGCAGTTCATACGGCCCGTATCCGTAGACAGCGAGAACAGGTCGGGATGAATGTTGCCCGTTGCCATATTACGATATTTAAGGTAACCATCAATATAAGTGGATTTGATTTTGCCCCATTTACGGTACTCCTGAACCAAAGTGAAAAGGTCGGAAAGCTCCGGCTTGTTTTTATCACACCACTCCTTGAGCAAAATCATAGTCATATCATCCGCAGCTTCTTTATCGGAAGCGGTTGTTTTGAGTATGGGCAGTCCAAGATCTTTAAAAAGATAATCCTTGAATGCCTTTGTGCTGCAATTCGCGCCTATAGGAACATCACCGATAATAAATGAGATTTCATCCTTGATGCGGTTCATTTCCGCTTCGGCTTCTTTCTTACGCTTGAGCATAAGAGGATAGTCAATAGGAACGCCGTTATACTTCATAATGCCGAGGTAAACCGCTGTCGGGGACTCTATATCTTCAACTACATAACGGTGCTTCGGTAAGAAGCGGTCAAACCAATTATTGAAAAGGTTGTATAAACGGAGCGAGAAATCCGAGTCTGCGGCACCGTAGCGTACCGTTTCGTTGTCCTGCGCATCAAGCTCGTCAAAGTGTCTGCCATCGGTGACATCCGTAAAAGAAGGTAACGGCTCACCGCAGAGTTCGCTTGCGAGCTTCTTCAAACCGCTGTCGGATAGGTTTCTGAACTCTGTATTGCTCTTAAGAGAAAGCTGTGATGCCGCGATGGTGTCATACACGGGAGGCATAATCACAATGTCGAGAGCGTAGGACATCTGCGATTCAAAAGCGATGTTATGAGCAACCTTTGTAATTGACGCATCGGTAAGAAATGTGCGAAGAAAAGAGAAGAATTCTTCTGCATTGATGTTTGTCCCGATACGGTGCGCAATCGGAACATAGATGCCTGTGCCTTCCTCCACAGAAAAGGAGCAACCTACAATATGGGATTTATGAGCGTCAAGGGCGGCCTTATCTTCATCACGGAAAGAATCATCGGGCGAGGTTTCAAAGTCAAATGCGACAACCTTACAGTTGCCTATATATTTTCGGATACCGTCAACAGAGGTAACACAGATATAATTATTTTTCATGGCGTTGTCTCCTTATCTGTGTGTCCGGGGAGGGAAAACTCTCCCCGGACAACACGCATCTTATTTCAGAGGTTCGATAACCTCTCCCGTGCTTTCGTCCACAAACGGTGTTTCTTCGTCTGCGACAAGGTCTGCGGTTGTAAGGTTTGCCGCGTGAGTTTTCATCTGCTCAACAAGAGGAGCAAGAGAATTAACTTCGTCCTCGGTAAGCTGACGCACGAACTTAAATGCCGCCTGTGAGTAAGCAATGTTGCTTTCGGACATAGCTTTTTTGAGACTGATGGTCGTAACAACACGGCTTAATGAGCTTCTCTGTGTGAGAAGGTGCTTCACATAGTTCTTGTAAGCGCCGGACGAACCGACGGGCAGATTGAGGATAACCGGAAAGAGATGTCCTTCACGAAGGATGTAAAGGATACGGCGGTTTTTACAAGCCTTGCTCTTGCCGTCACCGCTCCCGAACTTGTTGTACGGACAGGTCTTGCAGTTGCCTCCTGGGGTTCCCGTGCCGTGCATACCGTCAAAGGAACTGCAATCGGGAGGATTGCTACCGCCTGTGTACTTGTCCTTGTAATAAGCGTTTGCGGGATGGTTATAGAGAATCACACCTGTGATTTCCTTTGCCATTTCAGGCTCGTCACTGTCCCCGGTAGGAATTTCAAATGCGGTAGATCCGCCTGCGGGAATTTTGATGCGGTCAAGCTGAAGCTCGATGCCCGCGCAGTCTTCGCTCATTGCTTCGTTAAGCCACTGCATATCAGCCTGAGTTGCAAAGCCGGAGCTTGTGATTTCGTTGGTTTCTTTCTTCATGATTTCGTTTGACATATTAGTGTCCTCCTATAAATATTTTTAAATTTCCGTCGTAGCATTGCTTTATTGAGCATTGTTTCTGTATCAGCCCTTGCGGATGCCGATAGATACCTTTTCGTGAATGTTCACTACATCTGCCAACCACGCAGGGACTTCATCGGCGTTAAGGGTTTTCTGTTCCTTAACGAAAGATGCGAGAGTGTTTGCGTTGACGGTTTCGGTAACGATATCGCCGTAGCCGTTGTCTTTAAGCGCGAAAATCATATCGTCCTTTCGACCTGCTGCAGGGGATGCAAAGAGTCGTGTGTTAAGGTAGAAGGTGTTACCGCCATGTGAGAATCTTTCGCATTCGGCTTCCGCCATAGCATCCGAGAGTTCAAGGTCGAGGCGGTCGATTTCCGCTGTGATTGCTTTTACCTCCGCTTCAAGGTCTTTTTTGCGGTCTTTCAGTTCTTTGAGCTGATCAGCAAGGGAAAAAATATAGTTGTCCATAGTCAAAATCTCCTTATCATTTAAATGGGTTAATACCTTTGCGGTAATCATCAACAAGCGTTTTTGCCAAGTCCACCTTGTGGCGTAATGCGCGGAGAACTTTGACATCAACGGTGCCTTTAGCAACGAGATATATGTAAAGGCAGTTTTCGGTTTGTGATACTCTGTGAATACGCGCCTTTGCCTGTTCGAAGTTGCTCATGCTGTAGTCAAGGGAATAGAAAACCATCGTAGATGCGGCGGTGAGTGTAATGCCGAGTCCGGCTGCGGCTATTTGCCCTACAAACACACGGCAATCCGAGTCCTCCTGAAATCTTCTGATTTCTTCTTCTCGGTTCTTTATGCCACCACGGACAACGGCGTAACCTATGCCTTTGTCTTCAAGCAGTTTTTGAATGTCGTTGAGTTCCGGGACAAACCTTGCCATAACAACGATTTTCTTTTCTTCCGCCATAGCCGAGTCAATAACATCGGACAGAGCTTTGAGCTTTGCTGTGCTTACGGGATTGCTGTCGCCTTCGTCATCGGTAAGGTGTCCGCCTGTCAACTGCGATAAACGGAGCAGTTTCGTTAAGACATTTACAGCGGATACTTCCGAATCGGCAAGCTCGGTGTAGCTCTCTTTTTCAAGCTCCTTATACAGTTTCTTTGCCTTATCCTCAAGTTCGACCGTGCGAATCTCCTCGGTAATATCGGGAAGGTCAAGGCACTCTGCTTTGGTTACCCGGTATGCGATGGAATGCATTTTCTCAAGAAACTCATCAAGCATATAGTTTCGGAATCTGGGGATGTGGTTTCCGTATCCCACCATATCGAAGTAGCGGTTGCGGAACACATAGAAGCTGTCGCCGAATACCTTTCTGTTGAGGTATCTGTACTGTGAAAATACATCAAGTTCTTTGTTGGTAATAACAGTACCGGTGAGCAGGAGCTTGTATCTTGCTTTGTCACCGAAGTGATGCATCGCTTTGGATTGCGCCGTCCGAGCCTCTTTGATTTTGTGAGCTTCATCGGCAATGATGAGGTCAGCGTCAAAGGCGAGCAGTTCTTTTTCGATTCGCCATGCGCTCTCGTAATTTACGACTACGATTTGAAGCTCGTTATCACCGAGAGACTTGAGCGTTTCTCCTTTTTCTTTGCTTGAGCCTTTGAGAACGGTCACCGTATGCGGATAGTCCGCAAATTGCTCAAATTCCTGTTCCCACACACCTAAAATGGAGAGCGGTGCGGTTACGAGGATTCTTTTGACCTTGCCGAACTGATAAAGCGCTCCGGCGATTGCGATGCTTGTCAAAGTCTTGCCGGTTCCCATCTCCATCAGCAGCGCCACTCCGTTACTGCGTGAAGAGGAAGGCAATAAACCGAACTTTTCACAAGCGAAATCGAATGCTTTGTACTGATGAGCATAGGGTCTTGCTTTTACGGGCATTGGAATCATTGGTTCAATTACCTCCTTCTCTAAGTTTCATTGCTTTGGTGACCTTTTTTGCGAGGTTGGCTGATACGACGATCAGGTCAAGAAGAAGGTCAACCAGTTCTTCAGCCGGTGTCATCGTATTTTTTTCAAGTTCTTTCATCTGTTTCACCCTTTCGTAAGAAGCGGGTATTGTTTGCTTCTTACACTAATCACTGGACACGAGATTTCGATTTGGGCGAAAAAAATCAAAAAAATTCGGGAAATTCTTTTTCCAATATTCTTTTTAATCGTTTAATGCGGTCGCTTGTTGTTTTTCTTGGAACGCCTATTTGTTGCTCGATATTTCTTTCTGTTAAACCGCTTTGTCGCAAAATGCCGATTTCAATGGCCTGGGGCATGATTTCGGTAATTCTTGAAAACAGGCGGTTCAATTCAACTTCGTCAGAAACAATGTCTTCAAACAATGCTTTGTCGTCTGCCAAGTCATCAAGCCAGGGCTTTTCGTTTCCTTCATCATCCTTAACGGTATAATTTAATGAAAGCGAATCTCCGGCTCTGCGGAATGGGCAGGTTTCGCAGTCCATATCACAATCAAGTCTTTTGTATGACGGACATACACATTTCCCATGACGTTCTTGCTTTTTACGAAAAGTATTAATGTCTCGGTAATAGTCTTTGAATTCCTGTTCGGTCACAGGCACTCTTTCCTTTGTAGAGCGAAGATAAATGTAGAATTGTTTGTCTTTGTTATTCATTGAAAAATCCTCCGTATCGATGTTCTCGAAACGGAGGATTTTGGTATCAGCTGCAAACGGGCACAAGAAATGAACCGCAGTCCTAAAACGAAATTCTCCGTTTCGGATTGCAGCAACCCGCTCAAAAGGCAGCTATAATATTTAATTGTTCGTAGCATACTATTGAGCCATCTGTGATCAGTAGATGTAACATACTACGATAAACAGTTTTTCGTCCTGTAGGGGACGGATAGTCATACATTGAATGGAGTTATCGTTTTTCCTGTCTGACATCACATATATTGTATATTATTTTTTCAAATAATGGAATTTCCCCCGAAATACCGTTATCTTTTTTATAAAATGTAATGGTTTCATCTTGAATATCCTCTTGTTTTAGTGTATAATATACTTATAAAATTTGAAAAGTAATGGAAGTAAGATGAATAAATAACGGTTATTGTAATTTTTCAGACCTATTTAATTGAAGTCAAAAGGAGAATTTGCACTATGGAAAAGAAAATTCCAGAAATTTTTATAAATACAATGTTTGAATATGATGGTTTCGGCTGCTGCTGTGCCAAAGATACAGAAAATGTGGTCCCGGACGAACCGCCCAAGACCACGTTAAAGTTATATTCAGACACATCCAAGCCACTACACTTTGCTTATGCAGCTAAAGCCGGACTGAATCTTACAGGAAAAGCTGGGGGAGTTATTGAACAGAATATTCTTGGTAAAATCCTTGCACTTCCTAATGGTGATATCGATAAACATATCGAATTTTTTGAAACATATGGTTTTCTGCTACCGTTGTCCTGTAAAGAGTATGAGTCCGTGGATGCGGCAGCTCTACTTGAAGTAGTAAACAGGATAAAGGCAACAATACGCCTTATGAATGCCATCGGCAAAAAAGATTATAAGAAAATGCTAATCCATGCGACATACCTCTTATTTTCGCCAGTCCTGCATATCGACACGACAGAATTGCAATACGAAACCTGTTGTCACAAGTTTAGCACACTGCTTGAGAGTTACAATCATTTCCCGGATTTAGGTTCTGTGTCGGAGGTGTTTGCTAAAGGAACATATTCCGTACAGGACACCATGCTTGGCGACAAAAACCCTGTAAATATAGAATTTTACAATGCTGTTAGAAGCGGTGCCGATACAAATATCCCCGGCAGCAATGATCCACGCTTTAAGCGTATCACGGCAATGTATACGGGTTGTCACGATGTAGATGAAGAAACAAGAATCTTGATTGATTTCTATTATCATTTTCAGACCGAAATCTCTGTAATTGATGATGTACATTTCAATTCAATCAAACCGTATTCCTATATTGACGAAACCGCTTTTAGCGAGAATATCAAATTAGCACTCCAGAAAGTCGCACGAATTGTTGTAGCAGAAGAAATTAACCATCATATACAGGGTATCCATCCAAAATATGATGGCGGTAAGCTTACGGCAACGTGGCAAATCCACACTTTGATTCAGGCAGTCTATTTTTCCATCTTTTATATGAAAGCAGGCGTAGAAATTTATAAAGAGTGTGAAAATCCTAACTGCAAACGAGATAAATATTTTCTTGTTGAAGCCACACGTAGCAACAAACGGTATTGCTGCGAAAAATGTCGTGGGGCAGCATCCGCACAACGACACCGTAACCGTAATATTTAAAATGGACAAAAAACAAGGCTCTACCTCTGTTTCTGAAGGTAGAGCCTTTCATTATGTTGTAGACTGTGTAATTGCACTTCTTGTATCAACTTTTTCTATTGCCTCTGCCAATAATCTTTTTTGCTGATCTGGCATGGCTATGTAGTTGTACATAAGAAATCGAGTATCCATTACAATTCCTTGAATACGCTCATATTTTTTCGAGTTCGACTTCCAGTCTCCGACGGCCTCTGCAACATTTCCTATATCTCCAGTAAAACCTGGTACGATATTTCCGGTAGCATCGAGTGTCCAGAAACCATTTTCAGCACTGTTAAACGGCATAATAAATGCATTGTAAAGACTATCTGTAGAGATGTTTTTCGTCCGAGCAATGTACTCACCATAGGTAATCTGCTTATTTATGTCAGAACTATTAGGTAGAAAATCTGGCTTATCTGGATTGCAACCAAAACGATATAACTTTGCATCAAGCACATAAATCTTGTCGTTGTAGATCATAATAGTATCCGGCTGCAGAGGCGTTTTTGTTCTGTTGGGACCATAGTCAAGGAGCCACCGTGTACGAGGGAAGTATTGATCTTTGTCTTCGATTCCAAATGCCTTATCAATCATCTTCTCCCATATACGCTCAAAGAAATCTGTACCGAAGAAGTATTGCTTTTCGGAAGACTTTTCGTCCATGTACTTGAGCATGGATATCATTGCCGAAAACAGTTCTTGCTCTACATCATTGTGTGTGGATGCCAGTTTCTTTTCCAAAATGTAAATAGCTTCTCTATTATCCGGATGAGGTCCGGGCTTTTCCGGCATATATGGGACATAGAGCCATCCCATTTTGTCAAATGCTTCGTACACGCAATACCGATGAATCTGAGTTATTTTCTTATCAGCATTCGGCGTTACGGATCGCACCGTCATATTTGTGAAAATCAGAGAACCATTCTTCTGCACCAGTGCTCGTTGTTCCCGGACAGTTCGTGACCATGATGCGTTTCCCTTAGTATCCGTCTTAAACCGTGGATCAGTCTCAATGTAATAGCGACCAGTTCGTAGAAAATCACGAATCACCTTGAGGTATGCGTGCATTGGAAAATCAACCGTTCTCGGTGCCGCAAACTTCGATTCCTCTATCAGCTTGTCCTCCTTCATGAATGCTGCAAGTACATAGAACAAGTTATTTATGTCAGTTCGAAGATCATCGTCATTTGGAGGAAGCTGATAGCCTATGGGGAAGTAGATGACAGCATCATCAGTATCTGCTTTTACACCAACGAAACTGTCTCCTTCGTCGTTTTTATTGACGTGGCAGCGTTCTCTTATATTTTTTTGTAAATCCATAGGTATTAGCCACCTTTCTTTCCATTCTGTTCAGTATTACGCCTCGGCATCAGGATAGAGTGCGGATTGCACGGCCTTATTGAAAATCTTGAATCGTTCGCGACCGCTTGAATATACAAATGTGCGAATAACCTTCTCCAAGCCATCCATATTATTAGTATCAAACAATGCTTCAGGATTAAACTTAAATGCGTCATCCCATAAGTATTTTATAACCTTTTCAGGGAACATACGATTATGCATCAAAGCGTCTCTTATATCCTTAAGTCGGCTCTTCTTATCATCTTTCAAAACACCAGACGATTCAATCCGCAGAAGGTCATTGTATTCATCAAGAATTGAAGAATATTCCGCTGAAGGCTTAGCAAACTGATCAAAGGACAAATCGTTTTCATGAACGAAGTATACACCCAAGCGCTTGTCCTCGGCAGATGCCATCTTTGCCTTATTGCCTGTGATAATGCCATTGATTTTAACACAGAATGTCTGCCATGTAACTTCTGTATCAAGAATCTCTGCCTGGGCAAGAGAAGGACGGACATTATCAAAGTTGTTCTCAATCAAACGCATTCTCCACCTGCGCTGAAATGCAGTGTCGAGTGTGAATACATTCTGGTCAGAGGTGTTCATTGTTCCTACTATGGATAGATTTGATGGGATTCTTACCTTATGTAAAGGATCTCCGTATATTTTTTCGGCCATATACTTATGTGTGATTCCATACTCACTCGTTCCAATCGGATAGGTGATTCCTTCCACCGTCTTCGGTTCAACTGTTCTGTCCAGCAACTGGAACACTTCGCCAAAAATTGCTGGGGCATTTCCTCGATTCACTTCTTCGATAATAAGAATATACTCCCGCATAGGATTTCTATATGCATCTTTAATGATAGTCGTAAATGGACCTGGTGTAAAATCGTAGGTTACCTGCTTGTCTTTGTCAACTACTGGCAATATTTGTCCTATAAAATCTGCATTCGTGTAATCCGGATGGAAAACAAGACGCTCTACAACACTATCTTGATGACAATACTCGTGTTCTATTGTCCAGCTTTTGCCGGAGCCCGGAACACCATACAGTAGTATATTGGTACCGCCAGCAATTCTAATATTTTCAAGTTCATTTAACGGCACAAGTATTTCTCCATCAACGCTCTCAAGAGAGTTTCCTTTGATGTTTAAAGATAAACGCCTTTTAATATCGTCCAAATTGGTAGTGATAGCATTTATTGCTTCTTTGCTAAATTCAGACATAACCTTACCTCCTGTATAGCCTTAATAATCTCTGGCATTCTATCGTTTACGATATAGTATCTATTATCATCACCTTTGTAAAAAACGCCCGCTTTTATGAAATTTCCCTGAACATACGGAAACGAGTTGACACTTTTCGCTTCACCATTCTCTTGATTTTTAGTTTTGGTCTTGACATTAACGGTAATGGTACCATCTCTATACTGTCGTATTGTATCTTCCATATCAACCAAATAATTGTCGGGATTTACCTCTCTTTCGTGTTGAATCAGAAGATACTCTGTCGAATCAATGCTACCGTACAGTTTAACAAACCAAAGCACATCAAAGAAATCATATCCATAATTGCAATCCAAACTTTTCATCATGATTACAAGACATTGAAAATAAATCTCTTCTTGTATCTTTTCAAGCTTTGCAAGTATGGTTTCACGCAACTCTCCATCTGGCTCTGCTTTAACAGTTTTAATAGCCTGCAAAATATCAACATATGTGTTTCCAATGTTTGTGAAGAATTTTTTGTTTTCAATGGCTGCAACATCTTGATAGTTGACAATACCGCAGTTCTGCAAAAACGGGAGTATATTCCTTGCGTAATTCCAATTTATGCCGTGTTTTTCTAATTCGGAACCCAAAGCACGTATAGAGGCGAAATCCTCATTATTTCTTAGAACTTCAAAGATTGTCAATATTTTTTCTTTTACATTATCTGTAAAGCTCGTTCCAGGAGAACCGGGACTTGAGACAATAATATCCATAAACTATTCCTCCTTTGGTAATTGTTCCTTAATTGCATTTGCGATATGGAATGCTAATATTGGTGGAACAGCATTTCCAATTTCTTTATATTGGTCAGTTTTCGTTCCAAGGAATTCGTACCAATCTGGGAATGATTGTAGCCTTGCATTTTCACGTGCGGTAGGAATTCTATTCTCCGAATAATGAAAGTAGTTACGATGACCCGTATCCACTGTGTGACACGGTTTAAAACTTGGCATACGTTCAAATCCTTTTCGATATTTACGCACATTCCAATACTCATCTGGTAAATCATATATTGTTCCACCATCTGGTACCATTGAAATAATATCTATGGTCTGCTGTGTATGAATAGTAATTTGGTGATTTTTAACTTTATTCTGTTTGCCACGCATTTTTCTCTGATATTCGTTTTGTGGTGCAGATGCATACTTATGTTCATCATAAAGTCCATCTTCTTCATTCAAAGGAAGTAAATCACCAATTGCATCCTTACTGGTAATCACCGCTTCAAGCTTTTGAGGAAATACATATTTTTTCTTTTTCATTCCAACAAAGAAAACTCTATGGCGATTTTGCGGAACACCGTAATCTGAAGCCACAACCTCTTGAAATGTCACCTTATATCCAAGTTTGCCAAAACGTTCAACGATATCGTCTTTAAATAATCCTTTCGACAATGTTAAAAGCCCAGATACATTTTCAATCACAAAAAATTCTGGTTGCACAAGCTTTACCACTCTATAGTATTCAAGGTATAAATGGTTTCGCGGATCATTTACATCTCTTGTTCCAACCTTGCTAAAGCCTTGGCAAGGAGGACCTCCAATTACTCCTATAACATCGTTGTTTTTATTTAAAGCTATTAGTTGCTCATCCGTTAGTGAATGAATGTCTACGCATTCAGCAACTTTGTTTTTGTGATTATGATTATAGGTGGCTACGGCCTTTTCCCACATATCTATTGCATAAGAGACCTCAAAGCCGGCCATTTCAAATCCAAGACTAAGTCCACCGCATCCACAAAACAAATCAATTATTTTATTTTTCATCTTCAAATAACTCCTTAATTGCGTTTGCAATACTCTTTGCCATTAAAGGAGGAACTGCATTTCCAACTTGAAGGTATTGCTCTGTCATAATTCCTTCAAACACAAAGTTATCTGGGAAGGACTGTAATCTTGCGGCTTCACGCACAGTTGGTATCCTATGAAAAATTGGATGATAATAGTTACTATGTTGATTTCCAGCATCAATAGTAACCGATAAATCATCTTCTTTCAACCGTTTGTATGCAGACGAATGGCGGTTCTTTCTTCCAGAGTTAGTAGTGCGGCTCGTTTTCCATAGTTCTTCTGGAACATCCCGCCAATTACCACCCTGTGGAACATAAGATATTCTTTTTTGTTGTATTTCAGCTGGGTAATGAATATCGTGATTCAATACCATATTATTTCTTGCTCTTAGATACATTCGATAAGGTGTATCAGGAGTCATATGCAATTCGCGAAAGCTCGCCGAAGTTCCTTCAAATTGGTATAGTTCGCCAATTGCATCCTTAGTTGTAATCTGTTTCTCTTCCTTCATAATGCGATCCAAATCGAACTTCTCGCCTTTTGTAATAATGAAAAAGTTCCTTAGACGTTTCTGTGGAACCCCATAGTCTGATGCATCTAAGACAGAATTTGTAACACAATATCCACGCTCTGTAAAAATTTCTGTTATCCTATCCTTGGCGTAGCCGTCGTCTTTGGTAACTATTTGGGGAACATTCTCGATTACCACGACTCTTGGTTGTGCCAACTCAACGAACTTTACGAACTCAAAAAATAGCTTATTCCTGGGGTCATCCAGCTCAACATAATTTTTATTTGCATTAGAAAACCCTTGACAAGGCGGTCCCCCAATTATCACATCTATATCTTTTATGTTTCCAATCCGCTCAAGAATATAGTTTCTATCAATTGTTAAAATATCTGCACAAATAGCTTTTGTTTTTTTAAAATTTCTTCTATATGTTTTGATAGCGGCCTGATTAAAATCAATACCTGCTACTGGCTCAAATCCACTCATTTTGAAGCCCAAACTCAATCCGCCACATCCACAAAATAAATCTATAAACTTAGGTTTATGCATTTTGGTGTCCACCTCATTCATCAATATGTTCACTGATATCTATATCGATTCTATTGCTTTTACAATAAGTATCAATACACTTGAGCATTTTGTAAGTTGGTGTTGACTTCCCAGTTTCCCAGCGATTTACTGTTGTGAAAGAAACGCCTAATTCCTTTGCAAAGGCTTCTTGGCTAAGCAAACGTTTTTTTCTTATGCTCTTAATAGTTTCGCTAAAGGTCATAATTATACCCCCTTATTGCATTAGCTTTATTATAGCAAAATTATAGAAAAAAATCAAGTATTTAAAGAAAATTTCCAGCTATGGTTGAAAAAGATTAATTCTAATAGGCGTTATTGATTTTAACGATTACCCCGATTTTGTTAAAATCATAGTCTTTAGCCACGACAGAAAACACATTTGTATACTAAGCAGAAGTGTTTTTCTTACAAACCGCGTAGCTGTGTAGCTTTTTGAGTGTCAAGAGGCCCCCTATAAAGGTTTTAATCTGTTTGCAAAATATTTCTAACTTCCACACCGTGTTTCAAAGCATAATCCACGGTGTTTTTTGTACCGCTCTTTTCACCGTTGAATACGGCTATGACGCATCGGCTGTGATTTACCATCCATTCGTTTCTAACCTGATAGCAGCTTCGACTGTAAGCTTTACTCACCATAACGGTGTGGTCGGAATTTTCCAGGATGTAGTTATATTTTTCTTGCCAGTCGGCACTCCACCTTTTTTCAAAATCCGGGTGCGGACAGGCACACATCAGTTTGATGTCGGGGTTCTCTTCTCGTAGCTTTAACACGATAAGCGCCGCCCAAATATCCGTACCGCGCGCCATGCCGGTTATAAAAACATTCATGCCGTCAGTGATTGCCCGGCGGATTTCTTTTTCCAAGCGTTCTTTAACAAATGAGTCTGAAACATTCAACTTTTCGGGACGATGCCCTGTGAAACAACAGCGGTGTTCTCTTTTTTCTTCTTCTGACAT